AAAGCCAAGTACGCCGTACCAACCCATTGGGCGGTGACGCATTAACTTGTCAACTACTGGTCCGATGACTACGTGTGGCTCTTCGGCAACTGCTTCTGCAAGTGCCTGTTGTCCTGCCACGATTGTGCGATAAACGCGTGCAGATGATGAACCATCTGTTGCATTGTAAAGACGAGCAGACTCTACGAAGTAAGCACCTTCGTATGTTCCGATTTCTCCTGCCCAGATACGGTCTTGTGCAGAGCCGTATTGGTTAGGAAGAAGCCATCCTGCTGAGCCTGTTTCTGCACGAAGGTCGTGTGAAACTTCTGGGTGGATACCAGCCCAGTATAGTGAACCCTTACGGGCGATTGACTTGTTAGCACGTAACTTAGCAACTGCCTTGCGGAGGTTGGCTGAAGATAGTGTTGCAGCAGCAGTAATTGTTGCTGTTGATGTTGCTGTTGAACCTGAGTAGATTACGTTTGTACCAGCGCGCAATGTTTCCATTGCAACTTGGTCAATTGAATCTGCGAGGTTAAACGCAATGATGTTAGCAATTGCTGGGTCTACATCAGCAAGGCTGAAGAGTTCCAACGCACGTGTTACAAGAACAGAGTTACCATACTCAGCAAGAGTAATGGTTACAGATGTTGGTGTAGACATTGCTACTGCATCTGGGTCTGATGTTTCTGTTAGTGCTGTAGTTGCTGCTGAAAGGTCAACGTAGCGTTGTAGAACAACTGTTGAACCTGGGATTGATTGTTTTGCTGGGCGCTTATCTGCGACAGAACGAATTAGTGGTTCTGAGCGGAGAGCGAACTCCAGAAGACGGTCGTACGCCTTCTGAACTAAACCAGCGCTACCTGCGGTACCTCCAAGAGAGGAAGAACCCGCGTTTACGTAGGCGTTAGCCATGTGTCACCTCCATGTGACTATGAACGGATATTATTCCTGTGAGCGCAGGATTGATAGCACTTCATCCATAGATTGTGCATTATCAATTTGAAGATTTAAATCTTCTGCTCTATCGGGTGTCATTGCGCCTTGAGTAAGAACGTCCTGCTGGCGTAATGCTGCACGATTTAGTTCTTTTTCCTCACTTACAGATTCCTCAATTTTTAATCCAAACAAATCTGCGTTATCTTCGAGCCAGTTAGAAACTGATTCTTCGCTAACATCATCTAAGTCTTTCATAATGAGTCTTGCTGCTTTGGCGTTGACGCCCCGCTTTTCTAGGACTTCTTTGACAGTTCGCTCACGCTGCACCTTGGTTAAACCCTCAAGTTGCTCAGTGAGTTCCTTAATACGTTTCTCATCTGAACGCTTGGCTTTACGTAACTTTTTAAGTAAGTCACTGCCATCGTTCGATGTTTCGGTATCGAGGTCATCGTCTTCTTCTTCGTCCCAGTAGTTGTTGCTCATAGCAACCCACCCTTCTATTCGTTGTAGTCGCAAGCCTCAGTAACCAATCGGGGAATTGGGCTGGCTCTTGCTACCAGTCTTATACGCTGGCGGGGCTGGTAGGTCCGCTCAGGATTCTATTTTAGAACTGTCCTGCTGAAGAATTTTTACGTAAGTATTGTGTAGATAAAGCACCAGCACCTAAAGAGTTACCTGAACTGCCACCAAAGGCTGCTATTTCTTTTTCTGCTAATCTTGTGCGCTTACGCTGCGCAGAGGCAAGACCCTTAAATACTTCTTGCTCGGCAGTTCCTTGATTGTAATTAATTCCTTCTTCTTTGTAGATTTCTCCTAGTTTAGAAACAGTAGGAAGAATGTCCGCAATAGTTGCATAACCCTTACGTGCTGTCTCTAGGTCTACTCCATACTTAGCAAGTTCTTCTGCTGATGCGATATTAGAAGTAAGTCCTTGTGCAAGGGCTGATGTTCCAATTTCAGCAGATGTAACCTTCTCTTTAAGACGTGGAAGATTCTCTTTAGGATTCAAGAAGTATCCAACTAAGTCTTCATCTGTAATGCCGTAGAAAGAACGGAGAGTAGTTTTAACGGCTGGGTCAGCATTATCAACTCTATCTACAACAGTACTAATTCTGTCTTTAAATTCAACAGCAGAGATATCAGCGCCAATTGCTGCTGCTAACTTAGCCTGACGTGTAGCACGGTCTACTCCAAAATATCCAGCCTGTCCATATGCCTTAAGTGTTTCAGAGTATGAGTTCTCTAGCGATAGGTACTCAGCCTCTGATAGTACGTTTAGTCCAGCCTTAAGACGCATCTGATTTCCAGCAAAACGTGTCTGGTATGCAGGTGTCTGCTTAAGTAGAAGTGTTGCTTGGTTTACACCAATGTCGTCCTTCATGTAGCCCTCAATAGTTGAGGCTAAATCTTCTAGACCGTACTGTGCAAAAATATCTTTTAGTAATGCGAATGCATCTCTACGTTCAGCATCTGCCTGTACTTGTGCTGGTGTTGCTCCACTGGTAGGTGACAAAGGTGTGTCCTCATCCATCCCACCAGTCATATCGGTTCCACCTGCATTGGCTTTGTATTCCTGAGCAGATACTTCTTTGCCGTCTACGTAGTACTTTCCAGTTGAAGATACACCAGTGCGACCCTGAGCCTTAAAGGCTGTGTCGCCTTCTAGGATGCTTTTGTCGCCCTTATAAACGTTAGATGCTTCTGTGCCAAGTTTATCTAGCATTGGCTTTAAGCCAACTAATGTGTCATAGAAATCTTTTGCTGCAGCCTTTTGGTCTGCTGTTCCTTTTTTCTTTGCAAGGTCTAGTGTCTTCTTAGCATTGGCTATATCAGCATCAATTGTGCTTTTAGTTTTGGCAAGTGTTTTTGTGTAGTCAGTCTGAGTCTTAGCCTGTTCTTTGCCTGATACGGCAGCAGCACGTGAACCAGCCGCTTTTGCCTGTTCATCGGCTGTGCTAAAACTAAGTGTCTCTCTATCGAATGCGCCAGCCATTATGCCATCAATCCGAATGACTTGAGAATCTCATTAGCATAGCCAGATGCTTCTTCTCGTGCATTCTTTGTAGTAGCCCAACGTGGGTCTTTTTTTAATCGTTTCTGGAAATCAGTAAAACTCATAACTCCTGGCTTACCGTCATTGCGTAGTGCAGCCTGAACATCTGAGTCAAATGGGTCAATAGCATTATCTGGCATCTCAAGAATCTGTCCCTTGTAATATGCGTACTGATTTGCAATACTCTTGATATCCATACCATCGTCAATAGACTGCGCTAAGTTTGAGTACATAGCCTTAGACATTGTTTTAATAGATTGCTTCTGAGCATCTAGGCTACCAGTTGTTAGTGTTCCGCCTGGCTTCATGCCAGACATAATTCTGTCTAGCGCATCCTGTGTGCTAAGACGCACACCATAATTTGTAGCGTAAGACTTTAGTTCAGTTATGTTCTGAGCAATTGAACCATTGCCACTGGCAAGGGATTCAAGAGATGTGCCACGGATGGCAGGGGTAATAACATTCGACATAATACGTGCGTAGTCATCCTGATTAAGAAGAGAACCTTTTTCTTTAACTTTCTCACCATTGGTTGTTCTCTTTACTACAGCATTCTTCTGCTCTGCAATTACACGATTGTAGAAGTCTTTCTTCTCAGCAGAAGAAGCACCTCTGCCTAGCATGCCATTAACAAATGAATCAAGCATCTGAGATGCATCTAGTTTAGTAATCTCTTCAGATGTGGTTGTAGTCTTAGGACCAGTAGTTACATAACTCTGTTTACTACTTAGCCAAGAAGAGAAAGGAGAAAGGTCTGTTTTGCCCTCAATCTGAAAACGTTCAACCATCTCAATGCTGTGGTCATTTGCTGCATCTTTGATTGCACCGCTAAAGGCTGACTCGCTCTTAGTAATGTAATCTTTCTCGCTCATGAATCCTCTTGTGTAAAGAAGATTGCGAAGTTCTTCTGGACGTCCCTTGAACTCCTTTTTGATTGAGCGAACTATTTCATCTTGATTAGCACGAGACCATGTTTTGCCATCAGGTTGTACGTAAAGAAACTTCTGATATGCGGCACCTTTACCTTCAGGTGATGTAAGAATTCTACGACCGTACTCGTCAAAGCCAATTTGAACTTGTGGCATATCGCCACCAAATGCTTTGTCAAGTGCTCTGTAATCTGGATTAACAAGGTTTGGATTACTTAAAACTTTATCAACCATTATTTGCCTCCAGTTCCTGCGGATGTTGTGTCTCTTGAGTACTGGTTAAGTAAACCAGTAAAAATAATTCTGTTTGCTTCTTTAATCGCTGGGCTTACCTTTGCTAGTTCAGCAATGATTCCTGCAATTCTTTCTTTCTCTGAAGCCTTACGGTTAGCAAAATCTGCAAACCGTTTTGCTGATTCATCTTCCGCAAGGGATTTAAATCCAGCAACTTCTGCAATTGCTAGGCTCATAGCAGAACGAGTCTTCTTATCAATAGGTGTATTAGGACTATTAACAGCCTCACCTAAAGCCTTGAACATTACCTTCAGTTCTCCACGACCAGTTCCTGAACCACCAATTTCTGCATCCAAGAATGGATTAGATATTAGAAGTGCAGCCTTAGTCTTAGTTGCAGTATCAATTGCAATTCTGCGCTCTGTATATGTACCAAGAACCTTTAACTTGTTATTCAAATCTTCTTCAATAGCAAAGTATTCTTGACGGTCCTCTGCTACCTGAACGCTATCTAGATAGTCTTCGAAAGAAGGCTGAGCAATCAAACCCTCTGACTCCATCCATGCATATACATCTGGATTGTATTCTCCAGAGTTAGGTGCAAATAGGTAGCCAATTTCTTTGTAATTCTTTAGGAATAACTTATTATCCGTAGACCATTTCTTTAGTTCGTCAGTCTTACTAATAAAGACTTTAAACTCTTTAGTGTTGCGAGGAACAATGTATGCCAACTTGCCTGGGTTCTTGCCAGTAAAGATTGCAACTGCCTGGTCAAAGGCGCTTCCAATATCTTCACCTTGGTTCTCAAGAACACCGTTGTATATATCCCAGAACTCACCCTTCCATGAAGATATACCAGTCTTCTTAATAAAGTCTGGCAATCCTTTTTCATCACGGATAGTTGGTTGTCCTGGAGAAATTTGACCAAGGAAGTTTCTACCGATAATAATGCTATGAGCAGATAACTTTAGTTTTTTTATGTAGTCACTCTTCTGTTCAACTGTTGCATTAGTTGGCAATGAATTACCAAATGCTTGGTGATAAGAAATAGCCTGCAAGACTGCCGTAGTCTTCTGACGGTCCATTTCTGCTGGACTAAGAGTACTTAATATACTGTCAGCAAACATAGGAACAACAGCGGTACGTAGTGTAATTCTATCTCCAAATTGACCCAGAGCAATACTGTCAAACTTTTCAGATAACTTAGTCGCTTGAGGCGCTACCTTTTGCTCAATAGAATCTGGAAGAATCTTAGGTAGTTCTCTTAAGATACCTTTAATTGCAAGAACTGAAACAGATGCCATAGGTCCAGCAAGTGCTGGTTGACCAGCATCAGGAGAGAATGACGGGTTAATAAGTCTTAACTTAAGAGTTAAGTTATCAAACGTAGGAATCTGGAATGTTTCGTTGCCTGTTAAACCACGTATTACTGGTTCAATAGCATTGTTAATGATTGTGTCCGTTGGGAACATAATGTACTGGTCGCCACGCTCATCTGTGTAGACATCTCCAGATGCTTCTAGTCCTTGATTAAGTAGACGCATTCTGTATATAGTCTGTAGTGGAGCCTTTGTATAAAGGCGATACACACGGCGGTAGAAGTCTTCAGTAGCACGATAGAAGCGACCAACCGAGCGAACAGATACAGCAAGATTGCTTTTAATTGCTGGATTATCTACATACTCAAGAACAGTTTCTATGGCATTACGTATTGCCATTTCAGTAACCTGTGCTTCAGCGTGCTCATCTGCACGGGAACGCAAAACTTTATCAGGAATATTTGGAGTATTCTCTTTAGCCTGTGCGTAGTAACGGTCTGAAAACTTCTTTTCATATGGAGCAAGTGTCTTTAGATTCTTGCTATAAAAGATTTCAACTGCTGGTTGACGATAGAAACCAGTTACCACTGCATCCATTACATCCATAGTCCAGTTCTGCCACTTTTCATACATACCTGAAAGACCAGTAACCTCTGCAAATATCTGCATATCCTTTTCGGGACCGATATTCTTTAGACGTGTCATGATGTTTACTGATGGCAAATGGTCAATCGTTGCATCTTGAAACTCTTTAAATGTTATGTTTGCTGCAGACTTAGACCAAGAATTAGGAGCCAGTACATTCATTTCGGTAGATTTACCAATAAGTGCTTGGCGCTTTGACTTAACCAAATCAAATAGTTTTTGATTAAAAGATTCAGGACCGCCATGGAATGTATTACGCATATCAACAAGCATTGCTTCTACGTGGATACGTGCAATATCAGCCTCTGGAACACCCTGTTGGCGCCAGAAAACCGTACTGCTGAATAAAGAATTAAAAGCCTTTGCCACCTCTGGATTAGAGATAATGTATTCACCATCATAACCACCAGGTATGCGCTCCACTCCCATATCTCTTAGTATGCCATCACGGGCACGTAAGAAATCTGAAGGAGTTTTTAATCCACCATTACGAAAGAATTCATTAACTGGATTTAGTGTTACACCCTCTGCAACTTTTTCAGAGTTGTAAGGAAAACGAATAGACCAGTTATCAAAGTGGGCAATACTTATGGCTCGCTTTGAAGCCTTGCGTATATCTAACTCTGTGTATCTAGAGCCTTGTTCTAGCCCTAAAATCTTTAAGTCAGCAGTTAAGTTAGTAGATACAAAGGCTTGGTCAATATAGTCAGAGTCAATGCGACCAGTAAGGTTAGATTTAGCACCAACAGAATTAACCATAGAGTCAAGAAATGCAGGGCTGTGCTTCATAAGACGCTTAAGACCATTCCATGCTTCTTTACTTAACGTGTCGCCATAGATTGCTTCTGCTCGTGCAACCGTTTCTTCAACAATTAATCTATGATGTACTTCGCCAATTGTTACTTCCCGCTTCATCTTAATACTTAAATCATCAGCAATAAATTGAAGTATATCTCTACGTTCCGCACCAGAAATTTTTTTTGTAGGGTCTAATTTAGGAAATGCTTTATACCAACCGCGCTTATACAAACCTTGAGTTGTTTTAGAACCAGTAATTGTTTCAGTTGCTTTTCTAACACCACGTCCACCAAAAACAAACTCACGTAACATATATGTTGGATGAGCAAAGTAAGCAAAGAATGATTCATCTACTGCGCTTCGCTCACCAAGGCGTGGGAATAGTGTGTGTGTAGTCCACCAATTTGTGAACTTACGTACAGCATTATTACGTGTGGCTCCGCCAACAAGATTGAGAAAGTTAACCTTCTCTGCAAGTTTAGACCCAGCCGCTACCTGATAGATATCATCAAATGGTAGTGGGGCAATACTATTTGCTACCTGTGATGGCTCAACGATGCCACGGCTTGATTGGTATGGCACATCATTTTCATAGCGAACGCCACCCTTATGAAGTAATCCAGCAATATCACGTGGGATTTCGCTGCGAACCGTGGAGAACATACCAGCCTTCTCATTGAAGGTAGAACTTAATACTTCGTCCATTAACTTTTCGCCACCTGCATTGCCATGCAATCCAGTCTTAACCATTACGCCAGCGTAAAGATTACGAACCATTGTTAATTGAATCTCTGGTGACTCTGGCAGGAATGCTTCAACAAATGCATCAGCATTTACTTCTGGCATAACAATATTTGCTAGGTTTCTAACATCATCTATAGTCTTAATGGCGTCATCGCCATAAACAATACGACCTGGAGAACGCTTACCTAGTAACTGAAGTTTTTGCAGAGCGGCTTGAGCCTTTGACACATCAGCATCCAACTCAAAGAGTTGACTTAACTGTGGGTTGATAAGACCTTCTTCTCTATCTGCAACCTTCTGTAAGATTTCAGTAGTTGTCTTTAATCTCTTTTGTCCAGATGCAATAATTTCTTCTGTTGTAGCAGTTGCTGGAGATGGGTCAAAGACACTCTTTGCTGTTCTATTTAAAGCAGATGTAAGAACTCTTGAACGTCTAGCAACTGGAATACCGTTACGGCGATAAGAAACAGTATCTACGCGACCAAACATAAGTAGTCCAGCATCATCATTATTTGTAAAAAATTTCTTTGCACCAGCAGCATCAAAGGCTTTATACTTTGCCATCTCTCTAATAGCGCCTAATTCTGCCCACTCAGGAAAGTCATTACGTATTTCTC